GACTGCCTCCGCGAAATGTGGCAGATGAACAAGGATATGACCAACAAAGGCGGATATTTCAGAAGCGAAGCCCGCAGACACGTCCTCGAAGATATTCTGCCACATTTGCCCGCTGAACTGCGCGAAGCGATCACGCCGCGACACTTATGCGAGGAAATCGACGGCGAAACGTACGAATATTTTGATTCGTTGTGGTTGCCGTCAGCAACGGACGTTTTCGGCAATGACCCGGATGGATGGTGGAAGGAAGAAACAGACAGCTTCCAGTTGCCTATTTTCAAGGAAGAACGCGACCGCGTGAAGGAAGTCCCCGGAAATGGTACATATCCGTACTGGCTCCGTTCCCCGATTGCCGGCTATTCCGCGAATTTCGTGGGTGTGAATACTGGCGGCGCGGTCGGCCACAACAACGCGGGCTACTCGTTTGGCTTTGCCCCCGGCTTTGATTTGTAAAATTCGGAATTCAAAACTTCCCCGGCTCAATGCCGGGGAAGTAGCCGCAAGGAGGCAAAAATGAACAAGTACATCGGGAAAATCATCATCGTCACAAATATGCGGAAAATCCCGCGTTCGTGCGCGGAATGCGGATACTATGACGGCATGGGAAACCGTCCCGGCGGGCGCTACAACGACGGCATTTGCACAGCGGGCGCGTCGATTTACAGCACACGCGGCATTCGGGTATCAAAAGAACGGCTGAAAAACTGCCCGCTGCACATGATCGGGAGGGATAGCAATGACTGATGAATACATAAGCCGGGAAAAGACGCTGGAACTGCTCAAAAGTCTGAGCAGTCGGGACTATCGCCGGAAAAAAGGCACAATTCAGGATGCAATCAAGATGATTTCTTACGCCGTGTACACGCCCGCCGCCGACGTTGCGCCGGTGCGACATGGGCGGTGGATTTACCATGATGACGGTGTATTCACTTGTAGTGAATGCGGCAACGCAGAATCTAACGACAGCTATTATTGCAGACTATGCGGGGCAAAGATGGATGGTGTTTGACGGTGAAAATTGAACGTGCGATTGAAATTCTGAATCCCGAGCATCGGGAACATTACGAAAGCATTGAACCGGTAAACGAAGCCTGCCGCATGGGGATTGCGGCGTTGTCGTACCGCGTTCGGAAAAAACCGGAATACCTTCCAGCACGCCACGCGCCCGCTTTAGCCTGCAAGCGGTGCGGCAGCGTCAAACACTTGCACAATGCAGACGGCGCGCAGAACGCATTCTGCGGGCAATGCGGACAGGCTATTGACTGGACGGATGCGGCGGAAACGGACGCATAAAAAAGCCGCCGACGTTTTCGCAGAACGTCGGCGGTGCTTGCCTCGGAAAAGACAAGGTTACTCATACCTTATATATAATATCACGTTCCGGGGCGATATGCAAGCGAAAAGCGGCGGGAAACCGCTATTTTCGGGCTTGTATGGGATAGTAACTTAACGACCACAGAGCCGCCGGAGGTAAAGGCATGAAAACAATCTATCGGGAAAAGCGCTACTACTGCGGGGAGTACCTCGACGTATATATTTTTCCCACATATCGGCAATCGAACGGACGGCGCAGCCGGAGCAAGCCGACAACCGACGCGCAGAAGAAATTAAATCAGCGCCACAGGGAAGAAAAACTTGTCAGACTGCTTCACGCGAACTTCACACCGGATGATCTTGAAATTCACCTGACATATACCGTCCAGCCGGAAAGCGAAGAAGAAGCCGCCCGGAATGCCCGCAATTACATACGCCGCATTCAGCGGATGCGGAAGAAAGCCGGATTGCCGCCGCTGAAATACATCGTCGTGACAGAACGCGGCGGAAAGACCGGGCGTTATCATCATCACATCACGATCAACGGCGGGTTAGATCGTGACGCGGTGGAGGCGGCTTGGGGCTTGGGCTACGCGAACAGCCGCCGCCTGCAATTCACGGAAACAGGACTTGCCGGTCTTGGACATTACATCGTCAAAAAGCCCGTCGGCAAAAAGGCTTGGAATGCGTCAAAGAATCTGATTGACCCTGCCCCGAAAACACGCGACGGGCGCATTTCCGGCAGGCGGGCGGAAGAACTCGCACGGGACACGACCAACAACGCCGAATATGAAAAGCTGTACCCCGGCTATTTCCTTGCGGAAGCTGGCGCATTTCATAACGACGTGAACGGCGGACGGTATATCGTCGCCCGGTTTTACCGCCGGGACGGTAAATTTATAAAGCCACAGCGAAAAACAAAAACGAATCGGAGGCGGAAAGAATGACGGTAAACGAATTTGCACAGGATGTCCACAAAAACGCCGTTGCGCACGGTTGGTATGATGCGCCTATCACGTTCCCGGAAGTCGCGGTTATGATACACGCTGAAATCTCGGAAGCCGTTGAAGAATGGCGGAGCGGAAACCCGGTTATCTACGGCACGTGTGCGTTGTCGCCGGAGAATTGCAAGTTTTCAAAAATCTGCGATAATGTCGGGCATCCTTCGGGCGCTGATACGGAGGGGAACTGCAAGCCGGAGGGCGTTGCGGTTGAACTCTGCGATGCGGTCATGCGCATCATGGATTTCCTTGCGTTCATGGGCGTAGACATTGAAGCCGTGCTTATGGCAAAGCACGAATACAACAAAGGGCGCGAATACCGGCACGGCGGGAAGCGCGCATAAGGAGGCGGGCTATGATTAACTATTTCAACGCAGCGGAAAACACGCTGCGATCACGTTCAATGCTTGAAAAAGCATTGAAAAACCTGATGCGGCGGCAGGAAAGAATCATGCGCCACAATGCGCCGTCTGGCTATCCGTCGTTAGATACGTCGAAGCCGTACACAAGCACGAAAAGTGTAAACGATGCGCTGACAGATTGCATTGAGATTGCCGAAGTTGCGCGGGAGATCAACCGCACGAAAGAAAAGATCGACGAAATCGACAGCGTATTGCAGCAGCTTGACCCGCAAGACGCGGAATTACTGCGCCTATGGTACATAGAGCGGGAAAGCAAAGAAGAAATTGCCGCACAGGTGAACTATGCGTCGCGCACGTCAATCTACGATTTGCGCAATAAAGCCGTTGCGGGCTTTGCTGTGCTGTACTTCGGTGCGGATGCTGGGGCGCTGCTCTGACCGCGCCGGACGCTTTTGAAAAAAGTCTGAACAGAAAGTTTCGGAAATCCGTGCTATGCTGATAGCCGTAAAGGGAGGTCGAGGAAACCTCGCCGCCGTGCGCCTTGCGCTTATGCGCAGGGCGTTCCCTTTACCCTTTTGCAAGGAGGCAGCGGAATGAAAGCATTTGCAAAAGCATTCTACGAATCGGCAGCATGGCGGCGGACGCGGGCGTACATCCTGAAACGCGACGCGGGGCTATGCGTCAGGTGCGGCGCGCCCGGTTGCATCGTCCATCACAAGACGGAATTAACGCCGCGAAACATAGATGACCCCATGATTACGCTGAACGAAGATAATCTTGAAACCGTCTGCCGGACGTGTCACGCGATCATTCACGAAGGAACGCCGCCGCTTGCAGACGGTCTTGCTTTTGATGCAGACGGAAACGTTATCGAATCCGCAATATCCCCCCCGGTGCGCCGCTGAAAATTTCCGGCGGCGTAACCGCGCTTCACCCACGTTTAGAACCGCCCCGGTCGCGCACATGAGGGGGGGGTAACGCAAAATTCAGGAGGTGGCATACATTATATGGCGGAAGAAAAAAAGACATACGAAGATATGTCAAACCCTGAAAAAATTGACGCGAAAAAGCGAAAAATTAAAAAACTTTTCCGTGATTTACCCACAGAAAAGAAGCAATTCGCGGAGGGTTTAATCAATCAATTCGCGGTCACGTCGGTTACGCTGGAACGCCTTGCCGACGCGATCAACAACGGCGATCTTATCGAAGATTTTGTGCAGGGCGCACAGAAAATGCGTCGGGAGTCCCCCGCCCTACGCGCCTATAACACGACGATCAAATCGTTTTCGACGCTGACAAATCAGCTTATCAGCCTGCTGCCGGAAAAGGAAAAGAAAACGGCGGGCGATGAACTGATGCAGTTTATTACGAAGCCGAAAGCGGCGGGCAGATAATGAACTATGTGCGCGAATACTGGGGGCGGATTTCAAGCGGCGAGATCGTCACAAGCCGCCGCGTCAAAGCTGTTTACGGGCGGCTGATGCAGGAAATGGACGCGCCCCCGGATGATTCGGCGTATTATTTCGACGAAGAAACCGGGGAACGCCCGATTTTGTTCATTGAGCAATTCTGCAAGCAGTCGCAGGGTACACTCGGCGCGGCGTTGAAGCTGGAATTATTTCAAAAGGCGTTCATTCAGACGCTATTCGGTTGGCTTGAAAAAGACACGGGATACCGGCGCTTCCGCGAAACGCTGCTTTTGGTCGCCCGAAAGAACGGAAAAACGACGCTGCTTGCGGCTATCGCGCTGTATCTGCTTGTCGCGGACTATGAGGGCGCGGCGGAAATCTATTCCGTAGCGACGAAAAAAGATCAGGCAAAAAAGACGCTAACCGAAGCCGTCAACATGGTCAAGCAGTCGCCGGAACTGCGCGCGATCATCAAAAAGCGCCGGAACGATATTTACTTTCCGGCGACGGCATCCATCTTTGAAGCCCTCGCGTCGGATTCCAACACGCTTGACGGTCTAAACTCCCACGCGGTTATCATCGACGAATTGCACGCCATTCGTGACCGCAATTTGTACGAAGTTATGAAGCAATCGACCTCCAGCCGCCGACAGCCCATCGTGATTATGATTACCACATCCGGCACGGTACGCGAATCCGTGTTTGATAACATTTACGAATTGGCGTGCAACATAGCCGACGGCAAGATAACGGAAGATACGTTTTTGCCGGTGCTGTATGAACTGGATGACCGCGCCGAATGGACAGACCCGCAAGCGTGGATAAAGGCGAATCCGGGACTCGGAACGATCAAGCGTTATTCTACACTGGCATCATTCGTCGAGCGGGCAAAGAAGAATCCGGAAGATTTACCCGGCGTTCTCTGCAAGGATTTCAACGTAAAATCCGTGACAGCGGCGGCGTGGTTAAGCTACGACGAAGTAAAGAGCGACGCGACGTTCACGATGCAGGACGTGTATAACACGTACGCAATCGGCGGTTGTGACCTATCCGCGACAACTGACTTGACGTGCGCGACGCTCCTGATTCGCAAATCCGGGGATGACCCGCAAATTTACGTTTTACAGCATTACTTTTTACCGGCGAAGAAGCTGGAAATGCTGGACGAACACAACACGCAGGAAGCGCCCTATAAAACATGGGCTGACCGTGGTTTGCTGACGGTATGCGACGGCGTGCGCGTGGACTATTCCGATGTTACGGCGTGGTTCTGCCAGATGCGCGACGAATACAAGATCGACACGTACAAAGTCGGATATGACCGCGCCCTCGCGGGTTACTGGGTCGATGAAATGACCTCCAACGGCTTTGAAATGGTCGCCGTTGCGCAGGGTCCGTTTACATGGTCGCAGCCGATGCGCGAAATGGGCGCAGCATTCGCAGACAAAAAAGTGAATTACAACAAAAACCCCGTTTTGCTTTGGTGTCTGACGAACACGGCAGTCAAGAAAAGCGGGGTCAACAATATCCAGCCCGTAAAGATTTCCGACAAGCGCCGCATTGACGGCGCGGTTTCGCTCCTGAATGCGTGGGTCATCTATGTGCGGGATTTCGAGGACTATATGTATTTGGTGGGGTGATAACATGGCAGAAAAACGAGGGCTATTTCAGTCGATCTTCGGGAAGAAGCAGCAAAGCGACAAGGATTTTCATGCGTACAAGCTGCTTAGTTCGTGGGAATCGACCTTTTCGCCGTATTCCGGCAATATGTGGGATATTAACACGGTTCGTTCCGCCGTGGACGCATTCGCCCGCCGCGCATCGACCGCGCAGCCGCGCCACGTCCGGCAGTCCCCGGAAACGACGGTATCCGTCAATGACTACGTTGACCGCATCTTGCAGTATCAGCCGAATCCGTACATGACGGCGGCTGATTTTTATTACAAGCTGGCGGCACAATACAAGGTCTACAACAACGCCGTCGCATATCCCGTCTTTGACAGTCAACGGCGGCTTGTGGCGATCTATCCCATCAACGCGCAGTATTTTGAACTGCTTGAATATATGGGAACGCTGTATTGCCGGTTCAAATTCGCAACGGGCGCGTCGTATATCTGCGAGTATTCCCGCATTATCCACATCCGCAGACATTTCCTCGAAAACGATATTTTCGGGGATGACAACCGCCCGCTGAATCCTGTTTTGAAAACGGCGAACACGTTTAATCAGTCTATGTCGAAGTTTGCCGAACTCGTCGCCGTCATTCGCGGCATCCTGAAAGTTTCAAACGCCGTGAAAAATGAGGATTTGAACCGCCGCCGTGACGATTTCGTACGGGACAATTTGCGCATGGAGAACAACGGCGCGGGCATCGTGGTCACGGATTCCAAGTATGACTATACGCCGCTGAACGACAAGACAACGCCGATTCCGGCAAATCAGCTTGAATACATCAAGACGGAAATTTATGACTACCTCGGCGTTTCAAAAGAGATCGTCGAAAACACGGCTACCCCGCAGCAGGAACAGGCTTTTTACAGCGGCGAAATCGCGCCGTTCTTCCGCAAGCTAACGCAGGCGTTCACGAACGTGCTGTTTACAGAACGGGAGATCGGACACGGCAACCGCATCATTTTCGCCGCAAATTCCGTGCAGTTTGCAACGCTGCCCGAAAAGGTGACGGCGGCGAAATTCCTGACGGAGATCGGCGCGGCGACGCTTGACCAGATTTTGACGATGTTCGATATGCCGACAATCGGCGGCAAAGAAGGTGCGCGCCGCGTCCAGACGTTGAACATGGTAAACGCAAAACTTGCCGACAAGTATCAGACGGGCGCAGACGGCGACACGCCGCCGGATGACCCGAAGAAGGAAAAAGACCCGCCGCCCGCAGAGCCGGACGGCGGAGAAGCAAAGGAGGCTTAACGTTATGGGTATGAAACAAGGGCGCGAATACCGCGCCGTGCAGGATTTTTCCCTCGTTCC